TCTTCCGATCTGCGCTTTGAAAAAGCGTCGTCGTCGTCAGAAAAAAGAGAACCGTAAGGTACTAGCGGATACTTGGTTAGAATATTCCTTTGGCTGGAAACCGTTGATGCGCGATATCGGCGATGTCAACCAGGCTCTGCAAGATCTCTCCTATCGCCCCGACTCAATCGTTAGGGTCGGCGGCTTTGGGGATGACTTTCAGGACAAGGGTGTCACCGTTGGATATAGCGGATTTCAAACAGCTATCGGTAGGTTTTACCGTGAAGCGGATAGCACTCGTGCTATGGTCATCTATCGTGGTGGGGTAAAATCCCCCATCGGCAATAGAAATACCTTGCAGGATGCTCGTTATCTCGGCTTTAGCCTTGATAATTTTGCTCCGTCAGCGTGGGAACTTGTTCCTTATTCTTTCCTCGTGGACTATTTCACCAATATTGGTGATGTGATTAATGCTTGGTCGCTGTGGGATACTAATCTGACGTGGGCGAACAAGACTACAGTACAGACTTCATTTAAAGTGAAGAATGTGATGGGTCTTGCTCCGATCGCGGCTCCGAATAGTGTTACCGTACAGGATGAGCGTTCAATCACTCCGTGTGATCAAGTGGCGTACTTGAAAACTGTTAATCGGTCGAAGTTTACCGGGTCTCTCGTGCCTAATTTTAGGTTTGAGATTCCGGGGACTACTTCCTTAAAGTGGTTAAATTTAACCGCTTTAGCAGCTTCTCATCGCCGCCTAACCCCGTTTTACTAACGTAAACGGATCTTTAACTTCCTTGGAGTTTTACTCATGACTTGGAGTCTTTCAACGCCCGTAACGGGTGGCGCACAAACCGGCCTTTCGTCTCCGACGTATACTTTAACGACGGATACTGCGGTCGATGTGAACGGAAAGCAGCATGCTGTCACCGCTCTCGGTGGCACGCAGACTAGCGTCCGTACCCATGCCGTGTCCGACCCTTTCACTGTTTCGTTCTACCGTCCCAAGGTACCTCGTGCCTTGCCGACGGCGAACCCAGTGACTGGGAAGTACTCGACAATTCCTCGTAATACCTACGGGGTAGTGATCCGGAAAGGCGTGAACTACGCCGTCAATCAAGCCCCCGACATCATGGTGATTCGCTGTGAAATCAGCGTTCCCGCTGGTGCCGATGCTTATGACAGTGTGAACGTTCGTGCCGCGTTGTCTCTTCTCGTCGGTGCCCTCTCTCAGCAGAGTGCGGGCATTGGCGATACAGCAGCCACGGGTATCATGTGATTCCCCGCAAGGGGTCTCTCAAGGGCTTAAAGCCCGGCCGTCTCCCTGAAAAGAGACGGTTGATCTCGCGTCTGGTGTTTGCTGGCCTGGGTATCTTCTTAGCCTACAAGGGGATTTATCTCCCTTTGGAGCCCTTCGAAGAGGCCTTGGAACAGCGTCTAGATCGAATCGATTCTTTCTAGACAGAGACCTTCCGTTTCATTAACTCTGGTTGCTGCTTCACTGCAGCTGAGGAATTTGCAACATGGGTGCTTGCCCTGATGCTCTTTACCAATGCCTTCGGCGTGATATCAGTGAGATTGTTGGTGAGGACCTAGTCTCTTTATTCGAGACTTTGCCCGAACCACCACCTGACTGTACTACCAAAGAAGTGGCCTGCTTCGCGATTCTGAAATCGTTACTCAAGAAACTTGAGGCGTCGAAATCAGAGCTTTGTGACAGTAGAGCACTTTTGAAGTTCTTACAAATCAATTCCGATTGTGAGAACTGGACGTTGTCGTTGAAGAACTCGTGGGATGAGGTACTCTTTGGTGAATTAAGACGCACCATTGATGATTTCTTCCATGATCCTTCTCCTATATTCGATACCTTGTCAGACTTCCTCCATTTTGGAAGGGTCGGACCTGGCGCGGCTATAGGGGCAAAAGGAGGGGATTTCTATACCAAGATGTTCTCTTCTAAGCTTACGACAACTTCGCGCGGTCTGTACCAAGCGTACAGCAACTATGTTCGAAACTACCCTGAGTGGAGCAATGCTGAAAATATCAGACAGCAACACTTCGGTCAGCCGTGCATAGTTCAAGGTAACCGTCTTAGCTTTGTTCCTAAGAACGATCAAATCTCCCGTACGATATGTGTGGAACCTGGTTTGAACATGTTTGTTCAACTTGGTGCCGGCCATATCATCGAAA